CAGGATCTCCTGCACCATGATCGACTCCGGCGGCCTGCACACCGACTCCGTCTATCGGTTCGTCCGCGCGCGGCAGCAGCGAAAAATATTCGCGCTCAAAGGCTCGAGCGAGGCGGGGAAGGAAATTTTGGGGAAGTTCAGCATCAACAATCAATACCGCGTGAAGCTCTGGCTCATCGGAACCGACACGGCGAAGGACCGCATCTTCGCTCGCTTGAAAATTCCTGGACCCGGTCCTGGCTTCATGCATCTTCCCGACTTCGCCGAGGACGAGTACCTGGCGCAGCTCACGTCCGAGAAGGCGGTGCGTCGCTATCGCCGCGGCAAGGGCACGACGCGGGAGTACATCAAAACGCGCGCGCGGAATGAAGCGCTCGATCTCGAAGTCTATGCTCTCGCGGCGCTCTATGTCCTCGGCCAGGCGACGATCCGCAAGCTCGGGGAACTGGCGGCCGCGCTCCGGGTGCCCCCGACCGATCCCAGCGGCGGGCCACAGGGCGGCTCTGGCGGGTCATCCGGGGGGCCTGGCCGTGCCGGCGGCGGGTCATCTTGGGTGGAGGGATGGCGTTAGACCTTTTGTGACACGTAATCTTTGGGAACATATAACTAGTTTGATAAGTATAATAACTGTACTTATTCTCTGTAGTGAGCGAAACTCTGTGTGTGGCAAGAAACCAAAACACGGAGGCCTCCATGAAATTGAAACCGATCACGTCCATAACGGAACTCCTGAAGCACGACGCTCCGTACCCCGTATCAACGGTTGTGGTCATCCTGTTCCAACGTTCGGCCTGGCGGAAGCTCTCCGGGTATCTGCTCTGGAGGAAATCGTGAAGCGAATCGCAAAAGAAGAGGGCTCGGCGCCGGCGCTAATCCTGTCCACGCACGAGGTCCGCGACCAGCTAAAAGTGATTGCTGCTCTCACCCGGTCGACGATGAAGGAAGTCCTCGCTCGCCTGGTCGCCACGGAATTGAAGCGCGTCGTGCCGGTCGCGAACGAGTACAAGACGGCGGCCAAGTCATGACGGCGGCGCTCATTGTCGAACGCGCCGCGGCGCAGTGGGTTGGGGTCCAACCATCGGAGGACGGGGCGCTTGTCCTGTTCCGCGATCCCGTCACCCGGTCCACGCTCGCGCTGCTCGAGGACGGTCTCACCGTCGCCGGCGTCCTGGCGCGGCTCGAGGCCTCGCGGAAACTCTTCGGGGTGACGTCGTGAAATCCTTCAGCGTCACGGGGTTCTTTCCCGAAGTGAAGGCGCACCTGGCCTGGCAGACCGTCACGGTCCACGCCGGAAGTCTCGACGTGGCCGCCAGCCGCGGCCTTAAACAGATTCGCGCGCGTCCGGGCATTGCTGGAAAGCGCATCACCGAAGTACGCGTCACGATCAAGCAGTCCGATACTGAGTTAAACTCTGTACTAGGAGATAAATCATGAAAGCATTTGCTCTTCTGCTTCTGTCGGTCTTGTCCGCTTCAATAGCGTCGGCTCAGTCGCAGTCACCCGACATGACGGTGTTCGGATTGCATCTCGGAGAAAAGCTCGCCATTCCCGAGTGCGGGCGCCTTACAAAAAAGAGCGATATCTACGCGGAAAACGTTAAGGCTCCCTGCTTCGAGAGATTCGCTGTGCCGTGGGCGGCGAAGAGTAAGGTGGTCACTCCGGTTGTGACCGAATCGGTCATGATCATTTTTCCATACGCAGAGCAGCCCACTCTCTCCTCGAGCGGCAAGCTCATGGGGCAAATCGTGGACGGCAGCCTCGAATCGATAGGCTTCAACACATCAGGGTTGTCGGCCCAGGAACGAACCATCAGCAGCCTGAAGGAAAAATACGGCGATCCGTCGAAGGTCCTTGACGAAACAAAACAGAATGCCTTCGGTGCTAAGTTCGATTCTCCCGTCGCGATTTGGGGGTTCGAGAATCTCACGGTGATCTACCAAGCGACGACGGACAAAATCGATAGCGGAATGGTGAACATCGACACGAAGAAGGGCTCCGACTTCCGCGATGCATCGCTGAAGGCACTCCGGCCGGGTCCCAAGCTATAAGCGCACAGAGAGAGGAACTCTTGCTGGAAGTGCTCCGGCTTCACGGGTAAAATGGAACAGCGCATCCCCCCCTCGCTGTGCCCCCTCGACCCGTTTTTCCCGCATTCGCTGCTCCCGGCTAAGGCTCGGGAGCAGCTCCTCCCATTGCCTTAACTAACAACTGAGTAAGTCTCTGGTATAGGTCCGCAGGGTAAACAGAGTAGCGTTCCCCTCAGTGCCTCCAATCATCCCCGATCTCGTGCCGGATCATTTCCCCGCGGGCACAACTGTCAAGTTCACGCGCACCCTCGACGACTTCCTGCCATCGGACGGGTGGAGTTACACGATCTACCTGAACGGGCTCACCCAAAAGTTCAGCAAGGCCGCGACGGTCCTGGACACGAATGTCTTCCAGATTGAATTCGTTCCCACCGACACCGCCTCTTTGAATCCCGGCGCCTACCGCTACGCCGAGCGGCTCGTGAACGATGGCTCCACCGACTCGACCCTCACGGGCGAAACGTACGACATCACGGGCGATGAGCTCGTGATCAACATCGAGCCGAACGTGGCGAGCGCCGCGGCCGGCGCGTTCAACACTTGGGAGGAGCAGACTCTTGTCATCGTCGAGGCGGCTATCGCCGGCCGGCTCACCGCCGACATCCAGGCGTACCAAATTGCGGGCCGCTCCGTCAGCAAAATCCCCATCGCGGAACTCCGCACGATCCGCGGCGAGCTCCGCTCGGCAGTTTGGCGCCTGCAGCATCCTGGCCAGCTCGGCGTCCCCTACCGTGTCTCGTTCCCGCTCGAGGATGATAATCAGAACTATCCGCCGACGTGGCAGGACGTCACAGGCCTCGACCGATGAAGTCTCCGTCCTGGCTCCGCCGGCTCGGTTCCTTGCTGGCGGGGAAGCGCGCGACCACGGTCTTCACTGGCGCGATGGGCGGCCGGCTGACGATGGACTGGGTCGCGGCGATTCTTTCCGCGGACCAGGAAATCAAAGGGAACATGCGGCTGCTCCGCGCGCGCGCGCGCGAGCTCTCGCGAAACAATCCCGTCGCGAAGTCCTACCTGAAGATCCTCACGTCGAACGTGCTCGGGGAAAAAGGAATCGGTTTCCAGCCGCAGGTGCGGAACAATGACAAAACCCTGAACACCGCGTTCAATGAAAAAATTCAGGACGCGTGGAACGAGTGGGGCCAGGTCGGAAACTGCACGGTCGACGGCAAGCTCTCTTTCCGCGGTGTCCAGACTCTAGTGCTGAAAAACATCGCGACCGATGGCGAGGTGTTCGTTCGGAAGGTCCTCGGGTTCGCGAATAAGTACCGCTTCGCGCTGCAGATCATCGACGCCGACCAGGTCGACCATCTGTTCTCTCGCTTCGTTGCGAAAGGCCAGAACGAAATTCGCATGGGCATCGAGGTCGACGAGTGGGGACGGCCGGTCGCTTACCACGTCAATGAAAAGCACCCGTCCGATCTCGGCGGCTCGCTGCTCCGCACTCGCATCCCCGCGGACCAGATCCTCCATCTCTACGATCCCGAGCGCGTGAATCAAACCCGCGGGATCACCTGGTTTCACCCTTGCATGGTCGAGATGCGAATGCTCGGCGGGTACGTCGAGGCGGAACTTGTCGCCGCGCGCACGGGCGCTGCGAAGATGGGGTTCCTGAAGTACACCGACGCGTCGACGTACGAGCAGCCGAACCCCGATGCGAAGTACCGCATCGAGGCGCAACCCGGCGTGATTGAAACTCTGCCGCCTGGCCTCGACTTCCAGGCGTGGAGTCCCGAGCATCCCGCGTCCGCGTTCCCGGCGTTCCTGAAGGCGATGCTGCGGTTCGTCGCATCGTCGATGGGTGTTTCCTACAACGCGCTGGCGTCCGACCTCGAGGGGGTCAACTACTCTTCGATGCGCTCCGGCCTGCTCATCGAGCGCGACCAGTGGAAGATGCTGCAGTCGTTCCTGAAGGAGCAGATGCTGCAGCCGATCTTCAATCCGTGGATATCGATGGCGCTGCTCTCCGGCGAGCTCAAGCTCGACTCCCGCGATCCCGCGCGATTCTGTGCCGGCAAGTGGCAGCCGCGGGGATGGGCATGGGTCGATCCGCTTAAGGACGTGCAGTCGACCATTCTCGGAATCGGCGCCGGCCTGCAGACGCGCGACGCGGCGATCTCGGAACAGGGCGGCGACTTCGAGGAAGTCTTCGAGCAGCTCGCGGAAGAGGAAAAGCTCGCCGACGCCTACGACCTGCATCTCTCGATCACCGCCAAGGCTCCGATTGTCGACAAGGGTCCGAAGGACCAGGTGGTGGAGGAAGACAACCCGGACAACCCGGACGAGGC